CGCGCCTGCGTTGTGGCACTCTTAGGATTTAACTCATTGAGGTTGAACCTCAATCCAGCCGCGCTTCAGGGTTACCTGTCGCGGCAAGGTATACTGGTATGCCTTAACTACTATTGTTGGTGTGAACTTCGAGGGATTAACCTTCCAGTCCTCCACTACGTTAGCAGGAGCCAGTCGAACTATGGGGTGTTTAGTCTCCATAGTCTTAGAAGTTGCTAATCGCAACATCTCCGACCAACCCGGTAGCCTAGTGTCTTTTAGCACACGAGGCGAGACCTTCCATGCCCAGATTTCTTGGCGGTGCAGTTTCGCATTCCAGCGAGTACGCACTTTCAGTCGTCTGTTCTCATGTCGGTCTATTTTTCGGGGGTCTACGAAGCCGATTGCGCCACAACCCTTACTTACGTAAGGTGTACAGCGGATCTTTTGGATCGCCTCAATGAGGTAATCGGCAGCGGACCAGAAACCCTTCTCTAGGAGCGCATTTGCAAGCGCAACCCAGGAAGGATAACTCGTACCAGGTAGTGATGATATCCAGCGTGACCGGACTCTCGTCGGGGTCACATCGACGCCTTTATAGGCATCAAGACCGCACGATTCCTTGAAGGAACCGTGTGTACAACACTTATCCTCATTCAGCATTAAGCCGAAGTAAGGTAAGCATTGCATAACCGCGCGATGGTCTTGCGCGCGGACGATGATATCATCACCGTACACGTATACTGGCGCATTTCTGCGCCCGTAGGTGTACTCAATCGATGCAACTGACAGTGCCCAAAAGATGAGCGCCTCCACGGGAAAGCATACTGCTGAACCCATAGGTGCGAATTTCTTAAGGTTAAACACTGTACCATCAGGAAGCTTCGTAGCAGAGGAACGACACGCATGAAGCGCGTCATACCACGTCTTTGGGACCAAGTCCTTTACTAAGACGAGACTAACTCTGTCACTGGCTTCTTTCATATCTAGTGTTACGAGGTCCTTCGACTTCGATCCAGCTAGCGCCAATTGGCGGTTGATCTCCTGGTCCGTGAAGTTCACGAAACCAGACGTCAATGGGAAAGACTGGATTCTCTCAACGAGAATCTTCA